AGGCGAGACGCACCAGCCGCCGGCCGGCGTCCGTGGACGGGCCGTAGATGCGGCGCACCACCGCCTCTTGGAACGGGTGCAGGTGGAACGGCTCGCCCGCGAAGCGGCCTTCCCACAGGCGCAGCATGCGGACGAACCGGGACACCTTGTCGGCGCGGCCGGTCGGATCAGGGTATAGCCCCGGATCAGGCGAGAAGATCGGAATCCCAGCCATTGCCCTTGTCCTCTTCGGTCTTGCCCTTGGTGCCTTGCCGGTGCGGCGTGAGCGCCAGCTCGGCCGCCAGCAACCGGGCTTCGCGCATGGCGGCTTGTTGCATCTTGAAGGCCGGGTGCGGCTTGGGGCCGTTCTCGGTGGAGACCATGCGGCCTTCCGCGCCCATCAGCTCCTCGAACTCCCGCACCTGCCCGGCGGCGACGCAGTAGCTTTCCAGCGTCGCCATGGTGTCGGCGGTCAGCAGCTTCCGGCGGTGCAGCTCCGGGGCGGAACGCTTCCATTCCCGCTTGGCGTGGGTGGTCAGCCAGGACGGCGGAGACGGGCACCGGCCGGGCGCGGCGCCGCCCTCGATCACCTTCAGGTTCGGTTTCCGACCCTTCATGATGAAAATCCCCAATTTCGGCGTGTGTGCGCGCAAGACCCCCCAACGGTCCCGGCCCCTTCGGTGAGAAATTCCGACATGCCTATCCCCTCCAACGCTTTGGTCCGCCTTGGTCGCGGCGGGTCCGCTTCGAGTGGTGGGAGTGGCAGAAGGGGCGAAGGTTCGTCGGGTCCAGCCGGCGGTGCGGCGCCTCCTTGACGCTGACGATGTGGTCCACGTCCTCCGTGGGACAGCCACAGCCGGGGACGCAGCACACCGGGTGCGTCTTGACGAACTCGGCACGGACGCGCTCCCACGCGGCGTCATAGCCACGCTGGCGAGCGGTCCCTCGGGCCGCGTCATAGGCTTTGGTGCAGCGCGGGCACTTCTGGCCGGCGGGGACCAGCGAACCGCACTTGCAGGCACGGGGCGGGGCGTAGGGCACTATCTTGCTCCATTACGGCATGCTGCCGGTTGACCACGATTTGACCGTTTCAACGACAAGAGGGTAGTGTTCGGAGCGACAGTCCACTTTCGATAGGAGACATCATGTCTGACGTTCGACAGAGGGTTACGGGTGAGTCCAAGGAGACAGTTGCCTACTTTCTGATGCTCGACATTGCCATCAGCGAGGGAAAAACCGCTAACAATCAGTACGTTTCCAAGGCAACCCGTGAATGGATTTTGAACACCTATGCGCAGTGTCTCGCAGTTACCAAGGGCTCTGACGCAGCTCAGGCAATGGCCGACTATCCGGTAACGTAACCTTTGTTTCCGTCGTGCTGGGTGTAAGCGAAGCATCTCTTACCCCAGCACTCGCATTTCGATGCGCACCAACTCACCGCGGACGTAGACCGGCCCCACGGCCTCCACGTTCCGGCCGGTACCCCGAACCGTCAGCTTGTCATTCTTCCTCGGCACGCGCGGGTCAGTGGTGGACGATAGGCCCGAGCCGCCCGGCCACTTCGCCCGCTCGATCTCCGTGGGCGACAGGATGACGAAGATGTCCGTCTGCGAGATGCCCCCGACCAACTCTTCCGGCCGGTATCCGCGCACGAAGGCCCGGCATTCCACATCCACGAAGGTGTTGGGGTTCACGCCGTACTGGCGACGCAGCACCACCGGCTCACCGGCAACGGCAAGGGCGCGATCAAGGGCGGCACGCTCCGGGCTCATCGCACCACCGCCTTCACGGAGATGATGCTGTTCGCATAGGTGCCCGTGGTCACGATGCGGGCGCGGAGTCGGTCCCCGAGAACGCCGTCAAGGGTGGTGTCATCGGGCAAGGCGCCATCGGTCGGCACAACCGGGGTGCCCTTCGGGGTCATGCCCGAGACGTTGACCACCTTCACGCCGCCGGCCGCGCCGAAGGCGAGGCACGCTACGTCCACCCAGGTCACGCCGTTGTCCATGCTGGTGGCGACGTAGACCTTGGCCGTGGTGCCGCCGGAGCCGTAGGCAAGCCGGGCTTGGATGGTGACGGCCGTCATGCCCTCCAGATCCACGATGGGCGATTGCGCCTCGTTGATGGCGGTGGTGATGGCGCGGTCGGCCAGAGCATAGGTGCCGGGGTTCAGCATGGCGGTTCACCCGATGGAAGGTTGGCGGTGCGGGGAGAGAAGGCCCTCAACGTCGGGCGGGAGCGATGCCCCCTCGCCAAAGCCACCCACCCAGAAGGTGGTGGACAGGACACCCGACACGTCCTCGGAGCGCACCAGAGGATCACGGGAGCGGCCGAACCACCCCGCCTTGACGAGCATGATGGTTGCCCGCTCCACGTCTTCCGGGAGCGTGCGGCCGGGCTTGCCGGGCAGGATGTAGCCGGCTTGGTACTCAATCACGATCTTGCCCGCCGGCCAGTCGCGGCGGATGTCCGATCCGGTGAGCCGGTAGACGAAGCCCGTGTCGTCCTCCGTCTCGAAGTCACCAGCGGCCAGCGGGTTGCCGGCCTCGATGACTGAGGCGACGAACACCACCGGCCAGCGCGACAGAGACAGGGTTTCGATGGGAGCTGACAGGCGGAAGGTCTCGCGCACCGTTTCCAGTGCGAAGGTGCGACCACACCAGCGCCGAATGGTGGCGCTGGCGCGGTCGATCAGGTCCGACAGGAACTCGTCATCGGCTCCACCCGACAGGCGCATCTCTCCCTTGATGGCGGCCAAGGTGGTGAGGCGGTGGCTATCGGCGGGAGCCGTGACGGTCAGCATGGCGGGTCTCACACGGGCGGGTTGGCGGTGGGCGCGTTGTGCGGGTGCCCCAGGATGGCGACGGCTCCCAGGTTCGCCGCGCTGGCGTTGCCGGCCGGCGTGATGGTGACGCGCTGATACCGCTTGCCGCCGGCATACCCGACCTTGCGGGCCTTGTTGTCGTCGGCGTAGGTGAAGCCGGCCAGCGCCTCGGTGCCGATCAGCAGATCATCGGGCACGGCCTCGGCGTCCGACAGGTTGGCCGCGTCGCCGTGCTCCACCAGTACGGAGAAGGTGGCGTCGGCGTCCGCCAGGGAGCCGGTCAGCAGGACGAAGGTCACGGACCCATAGCCCAGGCTGTCCACGATGGACGAGACCACGGCCGTGTTGTCGTTCGTGGTCGTGCCCGGCGGGATGATGGTGACGGGCGTGATGTTGTTCATCAGGTCGCGCATGGTCGGTCCTCCTCAGCTCGCGGCCACGATCAGCTTGCGCAGGGCTTCCGACTTGCGGACGCCACCGGCCACCCGCTTGCGGGCGTGGAAGCGGCACTTGCCCTTGGTGCGCTGGGTCAGGTCGTCGCGCAGCAGCGAGAAGCCCACGCGGTCGAACACCCGATAGGCTTGGGCGAGGTCGCCGAAGACGACAGGGATGTTGCCGCCTCCCACGTTGGGCATGTCCGGCAACTCCACCACCGGGCGGCCCAGGATGGTGGTCACGGGGGCGCCGTTGATGCCCTGCACCAGGGCGAGGTACTGGCCGTTGCCGTCCTTCAGCTTGCGGATGGCGCCCAGCGTCGTGCCGTTCAGGCCCCACACGGCGTTGGTGCGGTACGGGCTCGGCAGCGCGTGATACAGGTCGATGATGCTGTCCGCCGTGATCTTCGAGGCGTCGCCCGTCGCCACGGTCGGAATGCTGGTGTCCGACATGAAGCCCATGGGGCGCTTCACGCCGTTGCCGGTGACGAAGGCCGTGCCCTCGGCCGCGCCGAACTCTTCGGCGAGGTCCATCGCCAGTTCGGCGAAGATATCGACGGCGGCGTCCTCCAGCGTGTTGAAGCCCACGTCCACGTAGGCCGTCAGCTCCTTCACCTCATAGTTGGACTTGCCGTAGCGGGTGCCGGTCTCCGTGTCGTCGCGGTCCTCCAGCTCCTCCACCCAGGTGGCGGTGGGACGGCCGATGCGCTTGGGCAGCTCCACCGAACCGCGCGCCGTGTTGCGCACGGTGGCGTACTGGCGCACCGGGCTCCACATGACGATGTTCTTGTCCACTTCGGCGATGAACTCGGCCGGGGCGAGATAGCCGGCGGACGGGTCTTCGGCGGTGCGCAGGGTCTTCACCTCGCCGAACTCCAGCCCGGCCACGCCGTGGCGGAGATAGGTCTCGAACGCCTTGCGCTCGGGAGCCTCGGCGCCCTTGGTCTCCGTGGTGGGCGCGGCGCCCGGCCGGCGGAGCGCGGTTTCCACCTTGCCCAGACGGTCGGTGATCGGCGCCAGCGCGGCGGT